ATGTTAAAAATCAAATGTCTAAACAATAATCAAGTCTACAAGTCAGCAGGAGAAGCAGGACAAGCCCTGCACCTTGATAGAAGTAATATAACCAAGGTGTGTAAAGGCAAATTAAAAGCGGTAAAAGGTTATAGATTTGAATATATAAATGAGGTAAATGAGGTAAATGAAAATAGGGTAAATGAGGTAAATGAAAATGAGGTAAATGAAAATGAGGTAAATGAGGTAAAACAAAATGAGGTAAATGAGGTAAAACAAAATGAGGTAAATGAAAATGAGGTAAATCAAAATGAGGTAAATGAAAATAGGGTAAATCAAAATGAGGTAAATGAAAATAGGGTAAATGAGGTAAATGTAAATGAGGTAAAAACTAAAATTACATTAACACCCGACCACCTCAAAAAATTCCGAAATGTCTTGACACAGCCAACCCTTGATTTATTGACTTATACCAATATGGAATTAATCGAGTCATTGGCTAATGATATTATGAATTATAGGGAACGTGTTAAAAATGAATTGCGAAAATTGGCAGGAGCTAAGAACAACGATAATCAACCACAACCACAACAGCAGGACGAAACGGGATGGGACGAGTATGAGCGTGAATTGGAGGCAAATAAAAACAATCCTGTTATGGTGGAGAAGCCACAGGAAAAGCCACAGCCACAGCCAAAACCAAAAAATCCATACTTGCAGGACGAGGATGACGACGATTGGAGCACTTCATTTGACGACGACACTGAAGAAGACGTCATTAAATGGCAGAACGAGCACAAAGAGCAATTTACTGAAGAAGAATTGAAAAAGTTTAAAGAAGAACGAGAACAGAAGAAAAAAGAAGAAGAAGAAAAACGCAGGAAGCAAGAAGAATGGGACGCCCTTACAGAAGAAGAAAAAGCACGCAGAAAAGAAGAAGAACGGCAATTCTTTATGGATTGGTTTAATAATTCATTGGATAGAAGCAAAGAGCAACAGAAAAAAATTGATGCGGAATTTAAAACAGAAATGGCAAAAAACAAACCTGTTATTATTGAGGAAGTAAAACAAGAACAAGAACAACCCAAAAAAATATATAAAACCATAAACCCCGATAGCTTATCTGAAGAAGAAAAAGAATATAGAAAAAAAGCGGGCGTTCCATTAGATATTGATTTGTCAAACGCCGACGACGGATGGGATGACTACGAGATTGATGATTCTGTAATAGTTATGAGATAAACCAAACAACCGTTTTACTAGGTGGCAAGTCCACCTAGTTTTTTTATTGTCAAATTTTTCGCCCACAAATTTATTAGCGTTATTTAATTCAAAATCAAAAAGTCAAAAATAGAACAAAACATCGCCGCCACTGTAAGGGGTCCAAACGTCGCTGGTGAGGTTTTAGGGCTTATTAATATATTTATATGTAAATTTTGCTTGCGTCGATTTCGTTATTTTCCCAGTAAAATTAGTAATTTTACTTTATAAATAAAATATAAAACAATATAATACTTATTTATTTACGTTTTATTTGGTTTTAAACAAAATAATTTATTAGCTAAAAATCATAAACCACTCAACCCGCATAAATAAAGGGCTGGAAGGATTATGTGTTTATTATGGGGGATTGTGGAGAATGAAGAAAAAAATATAAAAAAATCGTCGAATCTGTTATAAATTTTGAACGTTATAAATATACTATATATAGATAAGGAACACGGAGCAAAAAAACACCTTCTTAAATTTTTTTGTTCGTATGTAATCACTTTTTTAAAATCCTTCTTTTCTATTAAAAATTATTATTAATTGGATTCTATAGCCTTTTTTAAATCCGTGTTCCTTTTATATATGACCGCCGTTTTTTTGGCGGTCTTTTTTTGTGTGTGAATTTTTTTTCTACTCGCACAAGAACAAATATTTGTTAATAATAATTCTATTTAATTATTGTAAAAATCAAAAAAAATACAAAAGGTGGTAGAGAACAATGATTTACACAATTGATAATAATTATCAAATACTAATTGATAAAGAAGACCTAGAGAAAATAAAAAAATATCGGTGGCGGGTAGACCAAGCCACAGGGTACATATATAGTGATTTTTTAAGCAAAAAAATATACCTGCACAGATATATTATGGATGTTCACCAAGATACAAGCGGGAAAGTAATAGACCACCGAAACCGCAACAAAAGGGACAACAGGCGGGCGAACTTGCGAATATGCACACACGCCCAAAATTTACGGAACTTGTCTATATTAAGTAATTCAAGTACAGGCTTCAGAAATATATACCGCAAGGGTAAAAAATTCTGCTTAATGAGCAATTACAATGGACATGTAACATATTTCGGGACTTATTCAACTGTATTAGAAGCCTTGCAAGCTAAAATCCAATTATGGCGGGATTTATGGGGGCTAGATATACAAACGGACGTACTACAGGCAACGATGGAAAAATTTGATATTGAAAAGGATATACAAGAATACATTATTGAAGGACTTGGAGAGGTGGCGTAAATGATAATAACAATAATCATGATTATATTGGCGTTTGAATGTGGAATGATTTGGGGTGAATTGATAAGTGGCAAAAACAAGCGGAATAGCTACAAGCGGTAACAGCAGACGGAATGGAGCAGGAAAACAGGAATTAGTAAGTAATAATTGTTATCAGTATGTATATGATTATGATATGGTAATTCGATTAATACATAATAAAGCCTTGATTATCAGTAATAGGGACAACGGTAGTTATAATTCATGTGAATTACTGATAGACCTAGAAAACATTGAGCGGGAATATCTGACAGCGGAGCAAAGACGGATTATAAAATATAAATATGAATATATGTATACTAATCAAGAGGTAGCAGAGATTATGGGATGTGAGCGAAAAAAGATAGCTAGAGAATTAGCCAATATAGAGAATACACTGCAGGAGGCGTTGCCTAATGATATTTAATCCGTATCAGCAAGTCAAGAACTATCAAGAATATACGGAAACCGAAATAATAGACATGTTGGAACGTGAAAAAAATCCATTCTTATATGATTATCTGATAGACAGACTATATTTTTATAACGTTAAAAAAAGAAATACCAAAAAAGAAGAATATAATATATTGTCAGCCCGAACGATGTACAAGCGGGAACACAACGAAAAGGAATTAAATTTAAATTATTTTTCTAATTATGGGATATAAAGTATAAAAATAAGGCATTATATTATGAAAGATAAAATATTTAAAGGCAGGTGAATAAATCACCTGTTTTTTATTTTGTGGTGAGGTGGTTTGGATGCTTATAGCTTGTGGTAGGTGTGGAAAAATCCACGAGCGTGGCAAGTGTGCGGAAAAACCAATATCAATGTACAAAAAAAAGACCACCAAGCAAGTAATGATAAGACACAGCACGAGATGGGCGAGGGTGAGAGAACAAGCGTTAGAAAGAGATTGTTATTTATGTAGGCTTTGCCTTGCAGACGGATATATAAATCATAATTCACTTGAAGTACATCACATAATCAAAATTGAGGAAAACCAAGACTTGGCGTATGAACTTGGAAACCTGCTGACCTTATGCAGTAGCCACCATAAGGAAGTAGAAGACGACAAGGGCAAGCGGGATTATCTCAGAGAATTGGCAAGCACAAAGCCAACATTGTGATTATATATCCCCCCGAGGGTTGGAAAATATTTATTAGCTAATAATTATTTGCCCTGAACGTGCTATCACAAACACAAATATTTCCCCATAAAAAACAAGAACTTTGATACTAAATCTATAAAAAAAGAGGTGACAGGATGCCAAAAAGAGCAAAACCAACTGCAATAAATTCTAAACATCTAACCAAGGCGGAAAAGGAAGTAAGAGAACAAGCGGAAAATATAATAACGGCAGACCTGCCACAAGAACCGCCTCCCGATTTATCGGACGAGCGGAAAAACATATACAGGTTTATATATAATGCCTTGAATGATAGCGGATTAATTAAGGGGTTGGACATTGAAACTGTACTACAAGCTTGCATAACCATTGATAGACTACATGAGATTGACCGCTTAATTGATACTGAAGGAATAAATAAAAACCTGTTAAGTCTTAAAGATACACTGTTTAAACAGTATTTGAAAATTGCTGACCTTCTCTGCATGTCACCTTCAGCAAGGGCAAAATTGGGAACATTAACAACGAATAAGCAGGAACAAGACCCGCTAATAAGTCTATTAGAGGACATGGACGGCGGTAGTAATGACTAACAACCACGCCATTATATACGCCGAACAAGTCACAAAAAAGCAAATCCCCGCCCCGAAATATGTTGTTAAACAGTGTAAGGAATTTTTGAACATAGCCAAGGGAAAAAATAAAAAATATGTATTAGACGAAAAGAAAATTGAATTTATAGAAAAAGTGCTTAATATACTTATCATGCCTAAAGGGCTTAGAGCGGGGCAACCATTAAGCAAATGTTTGGCGGGTTTTCAATGGCTACTCATTATTGCAGTACTCGCAACGGTTCACAAAGACAACCCCAAAAAGCGACGTTATGAAACAGCCGTTCTTGAAATTGCGAGAAAAGAAGGAAAAACGCTATTAGTTGGCGTTATATTTATTCTGCTTTTTCTTCTTGAACCGAAATTCTCAAAATTTTATTCAGTGGCACCCGATGGAGCTTTGAGCCGTGAGGTTAAAGACGCTATAGAAAATATCATCAAGTCAAGCCCCGCCCTTAATGGCTTATACAATAACAAGCAAAAGTTTAAAATATTAAGGGATTCGATTAAATTTTCTATAAAAGAAAGCGAATACAAACCACTTGCCTATAGTAATAACAGGCTAGATGGTAAACTACCGAATGTTTTTCTTGCCGACGAGGTTGGAGCGTTGCCGAATAATTCAGCTATTGAAAGTATGAGAAGTGGACAGCTAACAATTTTGAATAAGCTTGGTTTTATCATAAGTACAAAATACCCAAGCACCTCAAACCCAATGGAGGATGAGGTGGAATACGCAAAAAAAATACTTGATGGCTCTATAAAAAATGATAGCGTATTCGCCTTACTTTATGAACCAGACAGCAAAAAAACGTGGGCAACAAACGACACAATCATAAAGCACGCAAACCCTTTAGCGTTGGAAATCCCTGCTATTATGCAGGACTTAAAACAGAAAAGACAGCAAGCTATTGAACAGCCAAGCAGGCGGGAAAATTTCTTGTGTAAGCATCTCAATATCATACACCAAAGCACGGCAGAAAGCTATGTATCTATAGACGATTTAAAAAAATGTCAAGTATCTTCTATAAATTGGCAAGGTCGGGAGGTATTCGTTGGGCTTGATTTAAGCATGTCGGGCGATAATACCGCCGTTACCTTCTTGTCATTCGATGAGTACGGGGATTTACTGATTATGCCAATGTGCTTTATACCAGCAGGTAGAATTGAAGAAAAAAGCAAATTTGAAAAAGTGGATTATAAACAATTCATTGAAGCGGGGCAAGTAATAGCTTGCGGGGATTCGGTTATAAATTACGGCGACATTGAACAATATATCTTATCAATAGAAAATCAATACAACGTAAAAATAAATAGTATTGGCTATGACCGCTATAATGCTATTTCTACCGCCAATAAATTACAAAGTGAAGGGCTTGAGTGCGTGGAGATTAAACAGCATAGTAGCGTATTACACGCCCCGATTAAATTACTTAGTGAATTAATTTCCAATCATAAAGTCAAGTTTGTTTGTAATGATTTATATATTGAAAATTTTTTAAACGCCCGTTGTGTCTACGATACCAACATGAACAAATATCTAAATAAGAAAAAATCAGCGGGAAAAATAGACATGGTGATGGCAACGGTTAATGCTCTTTACTTAGCCCAGCAAGCGGAACTAGAACGCCAACAAGCGGGCTGGAGCGTACAAATATAACATTATTTTGTAGGGAGGTGATTATGATATTTAGCAAATTAAAACAAATGTTTAGAATAGAAAAGAGAATGAGTAATGAAGAACTAACCGACGTTTTGCGGGGGAACACATTCAATAACACCATTAACAAAAAGCAAGCCCTTGACATCCCCGCCGTGTCTGCAAGCCTTGATTTTATTGGGGGGACAATCGCAGGATTACCAATTCGCCTTTATAAAAAGAATGGTGATAGTGTGGAAGAAGTAACCGATGATTATAGATTAAAGTTGCTTAACCAAGAAACAGGGGATTTATTAGATGCCCATCAATTATTTAAAGCCCTTATAAATGACATGCTTTTATGTGGCGAAAGTTATTGTTATGTGGAGCATGAAAGAAACCAAATCAAGGGTTTGTTTTATGTAGATAACTCTAATGTAAGCATTATAAAAAATGTAGACCCGATACACAAACAAGCCACCATATACATACAAGGCGTGCAGTACCCCGATTATGAGGTTATGCGATTAACCCGCAATACAAAGGACGGGCTGACAGGTTCGGGCGTACTTGATACAAATTCGCTATTGCTTAGTTGCATGTATAACGCTATGAAATATGAAAATACCGCCATTTCAAGCGGAGCTAAAAGAGGCTTTTTGAAATCCAAATACAAATTAACAAAAGACATGTTGACCGAGCTTAAAAAGAGTTGGCGTAAATTATATAGCGGGGATGCCAATTCTAACAGCGACGTGCTTGTATTGAATGAAGGAATTTCTTTTGAAAGTGCAAGCAATAACGCAACAGAGAACCAATTAAACGAATCCAAGGCAAAAAATACAGCCCTTGTATATAACTTATTTGGATTATCAGAATCCCTTTTTGACGGCTCAAAATCAAACCATGATACATATTTAAATGCAGTTAAAACCGCCGTTCTGCCTGTAGTTAGTGCATTAGAATGTAGTCTGAATAAATTCCTGTTATTAGAGCGTGAAAAGTCAAGTTATTTCTTTAAAATTGACTGTAGCGAAATATTAAAGACTTCAATTAATGACCGTTACAACAGTTATAAGACCGCTATAGAATGTGGTTTTATGTCGGTTGACGAAGTACGACAGCAAGAAAACTTGCCACCGCTTGGAATGGACTTTATACGCCTTAACCTCGGGAGCGTTCTTTATTACCCAACAGAAAAAAAGATTTATACACCTAATACCGATACTTATACAGACATACAAGGGGGTGAAGTAAAAGAATGAAAATTGAATTACGACAAGACAATACTGTACATTTAACAGGTTATGTCAACGTAGCAGAACGAGAATCCCGCCCACTTGTTGACAATCAAGGGGAATTCGTGGAAGTTATCGGAAGTAAAACATTTGCCAGAGCCTTGGAAAAAAACGAGGTGGGGCTAATGTATAACCACATGAGAGAATTAACACCATTAAATTTTGACCTTTACGAGGATAATATAGGTCTTTATGCCGATGTGGTTATAAATGATAGGGAAATCTATAATAAAGCAAGAAAAAATAAACTAACAGGGTGGTCTTTTGGCTTCTCAAATGCTGTAAGCACATGGAGCAAAAGAGAAGACGGGATGAGATTGCGAAAAATTAACGACTTGGATTTGAAGGAAGTTAGTATACTTTCAGTAACCCCTGCTTATATAGCCACGTCCATCGAATGTCGGGACGGAAAAGAAAACTTGAAGGAATACCGCCAAGAGGAAACGGACAAGCCTGAGATAATCACGGACGAACGCCCAACACTTGATAGCATGGTCGAAGGTTTGCGGGACGATAACACCCCTGACCTTGATTATTTCAACACACAGTATAAATACTTTGAAAGCTTAAAAATCAGATAATAACAACTTTATCTATTTTTATATTTGACCGCTAGAGCGGTCTTTTTTAATGCAAACAATTATATTTATTTATTTTATGGAGGTAAACAACACAATGAACTTTAAAGAATTAATTGAACGCAGAAATGAACTTGTAGAAACAATGGATGGCATTTTTAAAAACGCAGAAGTAGAAAAAAGAGCCTTAAATGAAGAAGAAAATACCAAGTATGACGAAATCATGCAGGAAATCCGAGACATTGACAGCACCATGAAAAAGGCTGAAGAAGCCCGCAACCTCGACACCGTAATCGCCAAGGAAACCAAGGCAGACGATACTGAAGAACGTGCTTTTATTGATTTTATTCGCAGTGAAAAAAGAGAACTAGCCGCCGGTGATAACGGTGCAATTATCCCACAATCTATTGCTGATAGAATCATTGAGAACGTCCGCAATATCGCCCCTGTATTTGAATTGGCGACAAAATACAACGCAAAGGGTAATTTGATTTTCCCTGTATATGACGAGTCTGAAAACGCTGTAACTACAGCATACGCACAGGAATTTACCGCCCTTAACTCCAAATCTGGAAAATTCACTTCCATTAAGTTAGGCGGTCACTTGGCAGGTGCGTTGGTAAAGATTTCCAAGAGCCTTATTAATAATGCAGAATTCGACCTCTTATCTTATGTAGTAGCTAAGATGTCCGAATCCATCGCCCGCTTCCTCGAGGCTGAATTGCTTAATGGTGAAGGTGGCGAGGATAAAATGACAGGTGTATTAAATGACACTAATACTCCTGTTGTAGAAGCTGCAGCAGCGTCCGCTGTAAGTGCCGATGACCTTGTAAAATTACAGGTAGAAGTGCCACAGGTATATCAGAATTCCGCTGTATGGATTATGAGCAAAAATACACTCTTGGCTGTAAGAACCCTCAAAGACGGTGAAAACCGCTACATGCTCAATGAAGATATTTCCGCTCCATTCGGTTACAGCCTTCTTGGCAAGCCTGTATTTATCTCTGATAACATGCCAGAGATTGCAAGCAAGGCAAAGGCTGTAGTTTATGGTGACTTCAGCGGTATTTTTGTAAACGTTAGACCTAACGTAGAAATTCAAGTGCTAAGCGAAAAATACGCAGACGAACACGCTACTGGCGTGGTTGCTTGGATTGAGGCTGACTCTCGAGTAGCAGAAAAGCAGAAGCTTGCAGTATTAAAGATGGCTTAAGAGGTATAAAAGTCATGGCTAAATACAAAGTAAAAGTAAGCTATGGCGGGATGGTATCAGCTACAGCGGGGGAAATTGTTAGTTATACAAATAAATCTATCATTTCCGACCTGCTAAAAGCTGGATACATTGAAGAAGCAAAGGAAGCAAAGGAAGTAAAGGCGGGCAAAAAACCCGCCGAACCTTCCAAAGCTGACAAACCAACCGCCAAGGCAAAGAAGGAAAATAAAGAGGACTGATATATTATGACAGTATCAGAAATCACAATAGAAATTTTAAAAAACTATCTGAGGATAGACGGCTCAGATGATGACGTGTTATTAAATCATATATTACAGGCTAGTATTGATTATGTATGTAATTACACAGGGCGAACGCTTGAAGAATTGGAAATGTATAATGATATTCCCCTAGCGGTCTTGTGCTTATGTTCCCAATTATATGAAAACAGGGAATACACGACCGATAAAATCAATATTAATCCTGCTATAAGTCAGATATTGGGCAGTCATAGTAATAACTTGTTATGAGGTGATTCTATGAAAATAGGAAAAATGAGATATAGAGTCACTATTCAATACCCTTCAGACGGCGTGGATGATTATGGTAATTCAATAGATACATGGCAGGATTTAACAACCGTATGGGCTGACATACAGCCCGTGAGCGGGCGTGAGTATTTAACAGCCAACCAAGCAACAAGCGAAACGCAATATAAAATTTATATTCGGTATATTCCTAACATAAACGCTAAAATGCGTATTGTTCATAATGAACAAATATATGAAATTCTCGCAGTATTGGGTGATAAAAGGTCTAATATGCTTACTATAATGTGTAAAGAGGTGGTATAATTGGCAAAACAAAAATTTTTGGACAACACCACATTAAAACTGATTTCTGAAAAGGTAAGCGAAAAGACCAAAGAAGCCCTAAAAGAATCCGCCGAATTGCTTGTAAATGAAGCAAAAAGCCGTTGTCCTGTAGACAGTGGACGGCTAAGGGATAGTATACACGCCGTAAAACGCAAAGGCGGGGTTAAATATCAAGTAGTAGCAGACGCAAAGGATGACCAAGGGCGTTATTATGGGCGTATTGTAGAGTATTCGCCTAAAATAAACCGCCCTTTTATGTATCCTGCTATGGACAGTTTGCGAGAACAAATAAAAGATAAACTGATTAACGCCGTTCGGGACGGCTTAAAGAGGTGATATATAAATGGAAATATTAAAAAACGTAATCAGCGAATTAAAACAACAATTAAAAATCTCTGTATATCACCACTACAGCCCGAATAATCGGGATTTTCCCAATATTGTCTACTCAGTTATTTCCGACACTCCAGGTCTTCATGGCGACGATAAAGAACTAAACAGTAATATAACAATAAGGCTGTATGTAATCACCAAGGATGGCGTTTATTATGAGCTTCAAAAAGCTATTAACAACATAATGGTTAATCTAGGTTTTTCACGTGGGCAAAGTGCAGAACTAACACAAGATAGCTACAAAGTAAAGACACTAGATTTTAAAATCAGTATATAAACAGAATAACAACAAACACAACTAAAGACCGCTATATATAAGCGGTCTTATTTTTTTTGGAGGTAAAAAAATGATACAATCAAACATCACTAATTCCCCTTTTATCGGGTTAAAGAACTTTCATGTAGCTGAATTAAAAAGCGACCCAGCGGGCGGGGAGGCTACTTATGACACAGTAATTTCAATTCCACATATTCGCAGTATTCAGATTAAGGCACAAAATAACAACGCTAGCCTGTATGCAGACAATCAGAGCATTGATTCCGCATCCGTAACAAGCGAATATGAATTAACAATCGAAATCGCAACTTTGCCATTGGAATATAAGGCACTCTTACTGGGTCATACCATTAAGGATGGTGTAATGGTAGCAAACAAAGACGATGTTGCACCTTATTTCTGCGTTATGTTTGAAAGCACCAAGAGAAACGGTAAAAAGCGTTTTTGCAAATTTCTCAAGGTTCAATTCTCAGAACCTGACGAGAACCCAAAAACCAAGGGCGAAAATATTGATTATAACACCCCAACACTCACAGCTAAAGCTATCTACAGAACCGCCGATGGCGTGGCATATAAACAGGCAGACGAAGAGGCAGGTTATACGGAAGAAACTGCAGGGACTTGGTACGAAACAGTATAAGAGGTATAAAAAATATGGACAAACCAACATTAAATATCAACGGAAAACAAATCACCCCCGCCCCGCCGAAAATGAAGGTATGGCGGTTATTTCTCCAAGAAGCAGAAAAAGACCATGAAGGGGAAAGTTTAGAGGACTTTTTGGAAGCTCAAACAGAATTATTAATACAGGGTTTTGGTCGTCCCGATATATTAAACGCTCAGACCGTCGAGGATGTCGAATTATCCGACATTGTACCAACGGTCAAGGCTTTATTCAGTTGGATTCAAACCGAAACTTTTAGTAAATTATCTGAATTACCAAAAAACAAGTAAGCGGGGAGGCTGACAACCTAACCCCGCTTGAAAGCTTATTAAATTATTATATGACGCTACAACAAAATTATGGGTGGACGGTATCACAAATAGACGATACCGAAATTAATATACTTTTAATGCAAATGGTAATAATGTCAAAGAAGGACAAAAAACAACAGCAAACATATATAGACGACATTTTATAAGGGGGCTTTTTAGTCCCCTAATTTTTTTAGAAAAAAAAAGGGGTGATTAGGTGGCAAAAGGTACAGAAATAGATAAATTATATTTATCTTTAGGCTTAGATATTAATGATTTAAAATTAGGTTTTGATACGGCGGGTAAAACGGTCAACCAAGCCATAGCTAAATTAAACAGCGAAAATAAAAAAATAAAATTACAGACTGACATAGATTTATCAAAGGTAAAAGGTTACGGCTCAGAATTAGACCAAATCCGTATTAAATATGAAAGCATTAACCGCCAATTAGATATTCAAAAGCAAAAAGAAGCTATTTTAAACGCCCAATTACAAAGCAGTATAAAAAATCACGGTTCAGACCATTATATCACGTCACGGGCTGAAATGGCTTTACTAAATCAGCAAAAAAATGTAGCGGGTCTTGAAAGTCAGTTAAGACTATTAGGAAACCAATTAAATACCATACCAACAAAATCAAATACAGCATTTTCAAGCCTGTCAAAAGGTGCTTTAACCGCCAAAAATGGAATTAACAAATTAACGGACGGCTATACACTACTTAATGCCAAGCTGGCAGCATTTATGGCGGTTGCGGGTACAGGTGCAGGACTTTTTAATATTACCAAGGACGCCATGACGGCGGGTAATAGTATCTATAAATTACAAAAACGCCTTAATGTATCAACAGCAGAAGCGGGTGAGTTAAAGAGGGTTTTTTCTCTTGCAGGTAGTGATATAAATTCCCTTACTCCTTTTATCACGAAAATTGATAAAGCACTACTAGGAGCGGGTGAGAGTGGCAACGCCACCACGCAAGCGTTAGAGCGGTTTGGAATAGTATTAACAAATCAATATGGTCAATTATTACCTATAAATGAGCAACTTGAACAGCTAGCAACAGGCTATAAAAACGCTAGTGAAGCGGGCGAGGTTGAAGCCTTTACCGCTGAAGTTCTTGGAGCCAAGGGTGCTGCACTTATCCCCGTATTAGAAGAATACACAGACCTTTTACAAATTAGTAAAAGCGTTAAAACAACAGGACTTTTAAAGTAA